TAATGCTGGAAGCCGAGAATGATTACATTGAGATTGAGAAAGAGGAGCGTGAGGGCGACTACGGTGACGCAATGCTTTCTATGGAAAGAACACGGGCAGAAGGAAGAATGGACGCTCTTGTAGAAGTCTATGCCCTTACATACCAACTTGCATTTGCCATTAATGACAGGATAAAGAACAATGAACAATGAGCGATTCATTGAAATGGACCTTGATGAGTGGGCCGCTACATACAAACCAATCAAGAATCATATAGATACAAATGCTTCCTTTGACGGGGAGATGTTTGAGACATATGGTGAAGAACTTGAGTTTGTTAAGGCACAAGATGAGGACCGTATCTGGATGTATGGAGACGGTGACGACGGTGGTTGTTATATCTGGAATGGTTGGCACTATATTAATCGAATAGGATACTTTATCACTTCGGTACCCTGCCCACCTGATACGACCATTCAGGTCTTGGTCAGTCATAACTGGTATTTCTGTGAGAACTGCCATGCTGAACTGGAGGACCCTGATAATCTTATTAGAGATTCCTTCCAAGACCACGATTTGGAAAAATGCACACAATGTGCTACACTTGATGAAATGACCTTAGTAGGATTGGAGAAGTAAATGATATCAGTAGATAATTTAACTCTCATTGGAGAGTTTGCAGTAGACAGTGGCCAAGCAATTGTTGGCGACCCGTGCTACTTAGAGGACTGGAAGCCTTGGAATTCAGAGGAGGATAACTTTGAGGACCACATCAACAGGGTTGGAGAGTATGGATACCTCGGCGCCTGTAATGCTACCCTTGGCAAGGGCTTTGGCCAATTGGGAAATCAAGCGGTAGCCTTTTCGACGGGATACGGAGACGGACTCTACCCTGTATACGCAAACATTAATGAGGACGGACGAGTAGGTCTTATCGTAATTGATTTCACAGGCGAGTATGACGTGGATGACAACTAATAGGATCTCTGCAGCATATGCACCAAAGAGCATTAGCGCTTAGCGCATCATCGATCAACAGGTCTGGGTCACCTGCTGATTAAATAAATAAAGATAGGGTTGGCGTAGCCTGTGGGGGTTGCGCCACCCTGTCCTTTACTGTATAATAGATAAAGAGGAGAGTTATGACTTACAGCGTTCGTAGAAAACCTGAAAGCACAAAAGAAATACAATACTCTAATCGTATGGCTAAGTTATTGACCGAAGATATGGGACTTAACTTAGAAGCGCTTGGATTTCACTTGGTACATAACCACCCTGTTATTGTATCTCGCAGACTTGAAGTAGTTGCCTTGACTGCGGGGGAAGAGTATGATAAACTTATGACAGGATACTTAGGAGAGGATTACACAGAACTATGGAAGTAAATTTCGCAGACAGATGTGGTATTTTAGGACAATTTTGGTATGACTTTAGAGATGACCCAACAGTCAAACCATTTATGGAATACAATGATGTGGGTATGCCGCTTGCTTGGTTTATTGCCACGGGAGTTGTGACACCACTACCAATGGCAGAGGAATACATCAACGAAACATTTGCTATGTTCCTTAACGCAATGGAAGTAGAAGAACAAGATGTTGTTGATGTTGATAACCTTGATGACCTTCTTGCTATTGTAGAACAAAAGAAAAGCGAAAGAGGAGAGTAACTTCGGCTGCACCCTTCGGGGCGCCCCCTAGGGGATCTAGAAAATATACCATACATCTCAAACCTTGTCAAACCTTCTAGAAGGTATTACGAACGTTCTCAAAATTTCCCTGGAATTCTATTAAGATCCTCGTCCAAAAAATCGCTGGCTTTTCCTAGCATAACAAACCTCATTTGTCAAACCCTTTATGATCCAAACCAAAAAAATCGCTGGCTTTTTGGGATATAAAGGTTTGTCAAACCATGTTATAATAATCCTATGGCCAGAGATCACTTTGCTCAAATGAATAGACAAACCTCACATCGTCATGACTCTGTATCCGACTCTGCATTATTCAATGAAGCAATGAATACTATAACGGGTATGTTGTATTCTATTGTTACTCTTAAGGGTTTCTTTCCTTTCTTTAGATCCCCTGAAAAGATCACTGATAATGCTGTTAATCATGCCCCTTATCCTATGCCGTCGCAAAAATCGGGGGATCAAAAGTATACCCAATTAACCCTATGGTAAATAACAAACCTTTTATCCTGGTTTCCTATAAATTGTATAAAGGTTTTTCAAAATAAGATTACGATTATCGACAATTTCTCCCTGGTTTTGGGAGATTTTTTATGGGCAAAATCATGCATACAAGGACTTGACAAACCAAGGTTTTGCATGTATAATGCCCAAACCTTACAATGGGATATGAGGTTTGACAATATCGGGCATATGTGGTATAAGGTTTGGAGGTTTGAGGTTTGGGGTTTGGGATTAAGATCGCCTTCGTTAAAAGTGCGCCATTCTCCACTATCCTCCACATCACTCCACTTCTACCCTATCTAATAATATAATCAGTAACATTTATCTGTGGATAAACCTGTGGATAACTATTACGAAAGGTATATTCTTAACCCTATTTCCTACTCAAATGTACCTTAACTAACCAATAGGTATATTCTTAAACCTGTGGATAACCATCTCTAAAGGCTACAACATCCTTAAACATATCATCATCTGGACGCTGTGGTAAATGTGAATAGTCTGATGGGCTATCTGGATTAAACAACCTTATAAATAGCATTCTGACATACTCTCCATCTTTAAACTCTTTATGAACTCTCCAATGGATCTCCTTATTAGGATTAAAGACAAGGGCAGAGTTGTCCTTTATCTCATAGGTCTGAAGGTTTAAACCTAAAGCCCAATCGGTATTAGACTCTATCTGGATATTAAGAATCAAATCATTTGTATCTCTATCAAGGTGTGGTGGAAGGTTGGGTGTACCATACAATGAGTTATACTCTACATAGGTAGCACTGCGTATCTGAAACGGTAGGTCTGAAACCTGCTTTACAACACTCATCAATTTGTCAAAAGTCTTTTGCTTCACGGTACTAACCAAAAGGTTATATTGAACTCTACCTAACTCATCATGGATCTCTGGAATATTAGCCTCTACAGTCTCATACAAAGCCTCTATCTCTTCTTCTGAAAATATATCGGTGACTATGCTTATGTCAACATCCTTTTGAACCTGTGGCAATGCCTCTGGCTCTGATATTTTTGCGGTACATGGATCAGACACCTTATGGGACAAGAACTCCCCACATGGGCATAAGGCTTCCATACAGTGGCAGTTATCTTTGTCTATCAAACCTTCATTAACAGGTAGAGGGTTGCAGGGTTTATTACTTTCATGGGAAACATATTCGCCACATGGGGAAAATCCTATCTTCCCATACTCGCCTGCATGTCCTACTCCTTGGGGGCTTGCGTTACATAGGTCTGGTTTCATATAGGTATTCTATCATGCTATTGGGGATTACGATGACATCTTTTTATTCCCCGCATTTTTAGGCTATTAACCAATATTGCCCGTGTAGGGCATAAAAAGGTTTGTAAACCTCTATTTTGCGCCGAACTCTAAAGACTTACCTATAGCATTATTAACCATACGGATCAAACCTCGTCTCGTAATTTTTGACGCATCAAATGTCTCCGTATAGCCCCCTTGTGGCATATCCGCCTTATCCAGGAAATGTCCATACTTGGAAGTAAGGGTTTGTACTACTATAGTTTCTATCTGTCTTGCTTGATCCCGTTCGGAAAACCACCAATACTTGATTAGGACCCAGCCCTTCTGCCTGTGGCTTGCAAACCTTCTACCAGACACATCTGATATACCTATCTTAATAGCCTTATGTCTGGGGCTATATAGTATGTATAGTAGGGTCATGAGTCTATTATACTTGACATACCCTGCCAATTTTGCTATACTTGGATTATGCACATATTCAGAGTATCTCTATTAGATTACGCTACGGCATTTGATCTTGATATCTTTGCCTCAACTGAGAAAGAAGCCAGAGCAATGGCACAAGCAGAAGAACCTAAAATGAACATAACTAAAGTGGTTTGTCTAACTACTATTGAAGCCATATGAAACTACACTATGGCAAGATGACAGCAAACTACTCTATTGGCATATATCTCCATGATTGGGGATATCCAATCAAGCATCAATGGGAGATAGGTCTATACCTGTTTAAGTGGTATGTGGGTATAGACTTCTTTACCGATGATTAACATGGAAATCCCTGATCCATTCCAAACCTTTGTAGCCAACAAATATGCCAATGCTAAGGGTTATGTTCATGACTGGTTTAGCGGTGAATGGTCTTATAGATGTAGTACCTGTGGGGAAGATCTTTTTGGTCCGTCCCGCAAAATATTGACTAAGATTAGATTGTTTCATACCAGAAATGAGTGCTTAGGTGGCTACTAAGAAATGTGAACATACTTGGTACATGAGAGAGCATGGAATTACCTGTACAAAATGTCTAATGATTTGGGAGAGTGATGAGAATATTAATTTGTCCAGTCTGTAAAAAAGAATGGGATCTTAGGTGGGGAATTATGGCTAACGAGTCATTGTCTCGCCATATGAAGGATTGTAACCGATAGTGCCCGTGTAGGGCACAAGAAGGTTTATAACTCCTATTTTTGCCGAACTTTAAAGACTTGACAATTTTTTCGCCGAATGGTATGATGTATATATGAACACTATGAAAGTAAAGGTTGAGATCAATCCTGCTACTGGCCAATGGAGGTATTACGATTCCGTTATACAGCAATACTCATCTGAGGAATGGCCAACCAGGAAGAAGGCCTTTGCTATGTCAAATAAATATTACGATGTGATGTATAAACCATGACATGCACAAAATACGGATGCGACTATCAATTAGACCTTGATGGCCAGGTAACCTGTGCTGTCTGTGGGGCTATGGATGATGATGCATCAACCCCAATAACATTAGATATGTTTGAGGCCCAAGTTGACTTTGAGTAATGGCTCTGATATAATAGTATGATGGAAATAATTATAATACTACTTACTTGGTATGCCACCAAATATTACTACACGAGAAGCCTTAAACTCTCAATGCCTGCTTCAGATCCAAACCTTGTACAGATTCAATGCCATAAGTGTGCTCAAACCGTAGTAACCCATAAAGACAATCTACGTGCTCCATTCTACTGTTTGGTATGCAAATAATGATTGAAATGACAAACCCTAACATGATACAATAGTCCAATGAGTGATCTAATAACTGGAGATTGGGAAGCGTTCAAATCTTCATGCCAAGTTGTATTTGAAAATCCTAATCCTAATTTTGGTTATGTCGGACCAGTGGGTTTATGTGGCATATGTTATGCTCTAATTCTTCTCAGTGATACTACAATGGGCGCACATTGGAATTGGCATCATGAACACTATGCGAACCACGCAATGTTTGCACCACATGTTCATATCAACCCATCAACTGGGGGATCAGGGAACGTATTTGGATTACCAGATAATCCTGCTTGGGATTGGAAATTCGGATAAAAATGGATAAACTTCAGTCCTCTTGGAGCCTATATGCCAATAAGATTGATTCTTATAAAGTAGCCTGTAGCCAATGTAATCAACTATATATAAAACAAGATGACGAACCATTTGTATGTCTTACCTGTGCTGCTAAATAAGATTACGATGAAGTCTCTTTATTCCCCGAAAATTTAAGTTCTAAGTTTTTATCCTTAGTAAACCACATAGGCAGGGTATACCTGTCTTGGCCTATAGAAGAGACCCTGTGGGTCATATCTTCTCCATCTGAAGGAAATATAACCAAGTCTCCAGACTCTGTACTAATCGATAGATTAAGGTTTGGAAACTCTAAATCTCCCCCATCTTCTATAGTATTTAGATAAAGAACAGAACTGTATACAAACTGGCCATCCTCTCCATTATCAAGATCATTATGCTCTCCAACTGTTGATCCTGGTAGATGCTTTACAAGCCAGAAAGAATTTAGGAAAATCTCATCACTATCCTCATACTCTTCGGTAATCAGGGTTTTTATATTTTCTACAATACCAACGCACAAGTCTGTGATATCATCTAAACCCTCAATGATACCCTCACACCCACCTGCTCTATATAAAACATCCAAACCAAAGAACTTCTTAAGCCAGAGTAGATCCATATTCTTAGTAAATGACTCTTGGTTCCTATCAATATAGTTAATGATTTGTCTGGCATCATCCTTGCTAATGAAGTGCTTTATTACCTTAACGGGTTCCATACTATCATTATATCATTACGAAGAGTTCTTTCTATTCCCCGCATTTTTAGGATAGTAACCGATATTGCCCGTCTAGGGCATAGTAGGGTTTACAAACCTCTATTTTGCGCCGAACTTTAAAGACTTGACAATTTTTTCGCCGAATGGTATGATGTATATATGA